GCCAACTTCCCAGTTATATTCAGGGTCGTTAGGTTGGCAAAGGTGTCCAACTCCTAAAGTTTTATAGCCTAGACTATCCATATAAATTTCTAACACTTCGCCTTCGTGTCTCTTTATTTCAGCTTTACAAAGTTCTATATCTAATTTATTATTTTTCTTGAAAAACATCTAATCCTAATTCCTCCATCTGTGCTGAGTAAGGTTGTCCTGTAAAAGGGTCAACTCTATCTGCTGGGTTTTCTTTTGTGTAGGGTACATCATCTTTACCTTCTACTAAGCCACCTGTTGAATAATATTGTCTATTATAAAACTCTTCATAAGTACGAGTATATCTTCTATCTTTTGGTCTGTCTTTAATACCTAACCTATATCCAGTTTCTTTATCTATTTCCCTAGCTTTTGCAACAAGTTCATCATAAAGATTACCACCAAAATAAGTTTCTGTTATTCCTTTTGTACCTATTAAAGGAGCTTTTCTAGCTAATGTTTCTGTTAATCCGTATCTTCCTAAAATCAATTGCATTATGTCTGACATAACTGGACCACCTAATCCTGCTGCAGATACATAAGGATTTTTTGTATACTCTATTGAATCACCATATCTTACACCATATTCAAGAGGTCCCATTAATCCTACTCTTTGAAAAGCTTTAACTACATCATCTTTTGAAAAACCTTCTTCAGCTATCCTATCTTTATTTTCTTGATTAGACCTCCAATAGTTTGTAGCAAGAGCCATGTTAGTAGCCATTAAAGCAAATGCACCTAGTTTAGCACCGTTTACTTTTGGATTTACAATAGTGCTTCTTATATAGTTTTTTAATACTGTATTACTAAACACAGCAGGATATCTTAAAAACTGTGTAAATATGTCTACTTTAGGATTAGTCATAAAAATAGGTATTCTAGCCCTATCTCTACCTACTGGCATTATAACTTCGTTTACAAATCTACCAGCTCCTTGTATTACAGACTTATAAAAGTCATCAGCGTATTCTATTTCTCCTGTTAGCACTCCTTCTTTCCTAGCAGGACCAAAAGATGTTTTAGCTCCATCGTTTAACCATCTTAAACCATCTTGTATATCTATACCTAAATCAAATAGTTCACTTTTTAATTTTTGTACGTTTCTAACTTCAGACCTTGTCAATTCTCTAGCAGCAGTTTCATTAAATATATCTATACCTTCTTTAGAAAGCTTGTCAAGTGATTCTAAATTTTCTCTTATTAAACCTTTACCTATATTAAAAGAAGCTAACTGAACAGTTTTTGTCCAAGGTGTTAATATATTAAGTCTAAAAAATCCTCTACCTATTTTTTTAAGTACTTCGTTTTGTAATCCTTCACCAGTTAATCTATTTGTAGATTCTGCAAAAGCTTCATCCATTGCCATAAAAACTTGTTGCATTTCTTTTTGTATATCTGAATCAGACATTTTATGTTTCTTTCTAAGAAGAATAGGTATGTCTTGTACAAATATTTTATGACCTTCTTTTACACCTTTAAGTGCATCTTTAATAGGACCAGAAACAGAAGCACCTGTTTTAGTAAGAGGTATCATAGCTTCTGTCAATGATGAAACTGTAGCAAGTGGTAGATAAGCCATAGCATTTGCAAGTTTTGTTCCATCGTAAATGCCTTGTATTAAACCACTATCAAAATAGTTTACTTGACCAGTTATAGATTCATACAACTTTATTATTTTAGCTTTATCTTTTCTACTAAGACCTCTGCTTTGACCTCTAGCTGTTCTAAGTTCTGCATCCATTGGGTCCAACCATCTTTCTGTAAATTGAGCTACGTTTGATTTATTTTGTATTCCCGGAAGTAAAAAACTTTTTTTATGTTGAATAGTATTAGCTGCATTCATATAATAATTAATAGCAGTATTTAAATCAGTATTTAAAAATTCTTCAAATGCATTATCATCTAAATTTTTAAAAGCTCTTGATTGTGTTAATAAAATAGAATGAGAAGCAAACAATTCATTTTTTTTATTTAACATTTCATCAACAAGTCTTGATGCTTCAGCACTATCTTTTACAATTTTTTCACTTATTAATTTTTGTTCAAAAGCTGGTCTATTATCTTCTATAGCTTTTCTATTCCAACTTCTAGGAAAATAATTAGCTAATCTTCTTTCTTCTGTTATAAGACCAGCATCAATAGCATCATCAAATATCTTACCAAAAAAAGCTTCTAAATCTTTAGCAACTTGTTGAACTTCTTCACTATATTTACTAGGATTATCTCCTCTTAAAAGTCTTATTACTCCTAGTTCATCTGATTCTTTAAATGTTCCTGTTTTTCTAATAGGAGCAGTAGCTTCGTCAAATACCCTATGATATTCTCCTCTAAGATTGTCAAGCATTTCACCATGACCAAGTTCTACTTTTTTTCTTGTTACTGTAGTAAAGCCTCTACTAAAATCTTCTCTCATTAAATTACCAAGCTTTCTAGTAGTTGGAGAAAATTTAGCTTTAGTATCTAGTATAGATGTTGGTGAGCCGAGAGTAACAGCTTTCGTTGCATCTGCAGCTTCTAAAGTTTTATAAAATTTATCAGCTAAAGAACCTTCTTCAGTTTTTAAATACGCATCATCTGAATAAAGCCTATTCATTTTACTGTAATATAAATTAGCTTTTTGTATTCCTCCGCCAACAATTCCACCAGTCAAAACACCAAGAGCTGTAGAGCCTACTAATTCAGGAGTAGAATATAGTTTTCTTAAATCTGTATTTAGTTCTGTTGTTTGTCTAAAATGATTGTCAAGACCTAACCAAGCTCCTGCTTCAACTCCAGCAACTGCAGCAGCTTTTTTTGCAGTTTGTGTACCTTGAGATTTTAAAGCTCCTGTTGCAAGTTGTGTAGGTCCTACAAAATTTTTAGCAACTTGTAATCCTGTAGTAGCTAATCCCTGTCTAGCAGCTAATGAAGTTCCACCTGTAAAAGGAGCAGCAAATGCTGCAACTATTAAAGTTGGGTCAGTTGCTATATCAATACCTGCATCTTTAACCAAACCAGCAAATTGTTTAAGACTACCTACGTCTGCATTATCAAACTCACGTCTTAAATAAGCATAGTCTTGTTTTTGTTGTTCAGTAAATTTACCACTTTGCATGGCTCGACTCATACCAGATGCTAAATTAAAATCTGAATCTCTTAAATATTCAAATACATCATCAGATTTTTCACCAACAGATTCTAAAAATCTTTCAGAGACTTCTAAAAACTTTTCATCTTTTTCTAAATCGTCTAAAGTTTTCTTTTTACCATAAGAAAAGGAACCAAACGTAGGTTGTTGAAAAATGTCGTATTTCATTTATGAGAGTATATTATTTTTTAAATTTTCAAAAAGTTTATTTATAGTTTCATCATCTTTTAAAATGTTAAAATTATTATCTTTATTCATAAACATTCCTGAAACTAAACCACTAGCTTTAAATCTACTTATATTTTCTTCATTCATTAATTTTTGTTCCATAGCTTGTCTAGCTTTTGAATGTAAACTTTTTATACCACCTTCATATCCTAAACCTTGAACTCTAAAAGGAGTTAAACTTATATTTGTATCTAAACCTAAATAGTTGTAAAGTTCATTTCCTTTTATACTTGCTAAATATCCTAAGTCATTTATAGATAACTTTGATAAATCTAACTCATCTACATTTTCTTCCCAATTAGTAAGATAAGTTAATTTTCTACCAAAGTGTGTTTTAATAACACCTTTTTCTTTATACATTTCTGTAATATTAGGTTTTGGGACAATTAGTTCTTGTCCTGATTCTTCTTCTTCTAAATTAGTATCTTTAAAAGCATTATTAACTTTATTAGTTAATTCTAAAATTTCATCTTCTTCTAATTCAAGAGAAGGATTATTTATATTTGCAATAAAAGAATCTCTAACTATTTGTAGTTTTTCTTTATTAGCATTAATATTAGTTAGTTCTTCTACTATTTCTGGTAATTCATCAATTAATGAAACATCAAAAAAACCTTTTATTCCCATAGTGTCTGCTTTAGTCATTCTAATTTCATTAGGGCTATTGTGAACAAAAGTATTTCTTAAAACAAAATTTATAGAAGCTTCTTGAAGGTCAACTTCTGTATATTTATCACTCCAGTTTGGATTATTTTGTTTATAGTAATTTAAAGCATAAGATGAGTTAGCACCTAAAGTCGCTAAAGCATCATTATCACTTAATAAACTTTTATATTGTTTTGCATTTGGTTTTAATTTTAGTCTAATTCTTTGAATATTATTTAATTTATCTTGTTCAGTAGGTTTAAAATCTTGATTAGTTTCTAAAATATCTTTATACCTAACAGCTAAACCTGAACTCATTTTTGTGTCACCTTCTCTATCATAAGCATCCATAAGTTGTAATAATTTAAAAGGATGATTATTTTTAATAAAAGAATCTTTATCAATTTGTTCTTCAAATGTATTTATTAAAGCTTTACCATTAGCTATTTTAATTCCTTCTTTTGTTAAATATCCTTCTGTATCTATATCTCCTTGAACTAATTGCATATAAGCTGTTTGACCAATTTGTTGTATATTTAATGAAGGATTTTTTTCCATAACATCATTAATAACTTCTACATAAAATTTATCATCAAGATTTTTATAATTTTCGTTTTTAGCAAAAACATCTTTTAAACTAGGTATAACACTATAATACACTTCTGATAAATCTTTTGGTTTAGGTTTAAACACTAAAGGTTCATATAATTTTTCTACTTTAATCTGGTCTTCAAGAGAATCTCTAAAAGTTGTTCTATTCTCTTTAGCTTTAATCAAAGCATCTTGTAACTCTATTAGTTCTGCATTGGTAGTAACTAAATCTCCTCTAACATCTATACCAGCTTCTTGTAATTCTTTAAGTCTTTCAGGGTCTTCTTGTCTTTTAAATATTCTATTCCATGCAGCTCTTATTAAACCTTTTTTAGTTGGGTCATCTTCTACTAAAGCTAATGCAGCTTTATATTCTTCTGCAGCTCTTTGATTAAATTTTTCAAAAGTTTTAGTGGTTGCACGAGGGTCAAGTTTTAAACTTTCCATTCTATTTATTAATTTTTCTCTTTCAGAATTATAAGCTGCATACATGCTTTTTCTTAAATTTTCATCAGGTTGATTATCTACATCAGCCCATTTTACTCTTGCAGTTACAGCTTCATCTGTATTATCTATAATTTTAGCAACTTCTTCATTTAAAAATGTTTCTTTATTATCGTTATATTTTTTAAGTAAAGCACGTTCATCTTCATAAGCTTCAAACTCTGATTTATTTAAATTAAATATTTCATTATACTTTGTATTAACATCATTAACACCATCAATAATATTTTGTTTTTGTTGATTTTGTAAAGCTCCAAAAGTTGCCATAATAGTAGAAGCTAATAAAGCTCTTTTAGCTTCTTCTTTATCTTCTTTTCTTCTACCAGCTAATAATGAACCTGCTAACTGTCCATATGCTTGACTACTACCTTTAAAATAATCTTCTATAGCCATTACTCTTCTCCTTTACTTAATAAACTTTTTATCTCTGGACCTTTTTCTTTTACTTGTGCTAATATACTTTCAGGAACAACTTTAGTATTAATCTTAGAAGGCTCTATATTTTTAGTAGCTCCTTTTTTAATATCTGTTAATGCATTTCTAAATTCATTTACTCTATTATCAAATTCTTCTTGGTCATCTTCCTCATCAAGTTCATCTAAATCATTACCTTCTATATTATATTTAATGTTAGCTTCTTCACCTATAGCCATAATAGTATACATAACTGGTTCAGCTAACATCATCATAACATCAGGATTTATTTTACCTTCGTTAAACTTTGCATATAAAATAGCAGTTCCTAAATCTGCTACTGCTGCTCCTTGAGCTAAAGCAGAAACAATATTTTTCATAGCTTCAGGTTGCATTAAAGAACCTACAATATCGTCTAAAGCTTCTCTAGGGTTTGTAAACTCTGGTGGAGTTTCCCAAGGATAAGGATTATCTGTATCTCTTGTTAAGCTTTGTCCCGGTATAGGTGTACCTCTATTTGACAAGCTTACAAGTTCATCTAAATTTTCTTGACTAAATTTAGCTTCACCTCTTATTTTAGGACCTTTATCAGGTGCTATATCTTCTATATCAAATCCTGCATCTAATCCATCTAATACTATTTGACCAGCAGCTTCACTTAAACTTGATGAAATTACAGGATTTGCTTGTCTTTTAGGTGTACCCATTATGCTACTCCTCCTACTGTAACTGTTTGTTGTCTATATAATTCGTTACCATATTGTGTACTTGGGTCTGAATTACCATACATTATGTGTGCATAAATATCGTTAGTATCGACTCCTTTTTGAGCTGCAAATATTTTTAAACCTTCTAAATTGCTTTCACCTTCATAAGCTGCACCAGCCATTGAGCCTCGTTGTTCGCGGTCTCCAGCTATATATTGTTGTGTCATTCCAGTTAATGCAGCTCCTCCTACAGTTCTTCCTACAAAAGATGTAACTTTTCCAGCAGTCGTATCGAAGAATCCGGGTTTAACAGCTTCAGTAACTTTTGGAGTAACTCCTAAAGATTTAGGAACATTAACAGCTAATTGTTCTGTAACTCCTGCACCAGCACTAAGACCAGTAGGTCCCGGAATGGTTGTTGGTATGTTTAATTGATATCCAGATACTGTTGTAGCACCCGGAACACTTGGAGGTAATGTTGATGGTAAATTTAATGCTGCTTGAGCTGAAGGCATTTGACTTGCTCTAGCTATACTTGCAGGAGTTTCACCAGCTAATATTTGTTCAGTTGTTAATTGAGTTCCTGAAGATACTGCTCCCTCTGTTGCAGTACTTTCTATACCAAAAGGTTTTCCAGATATTGTAGAAGCTTGTACACTTCCTGTTCTACTTGCTTCAGTTGTAAGACCTGTAAAGTCTGTAACTCCTGCAGCAGCTTTACCTAACATTTTACCAGCAGAAGCAAAAGGTTTCATTACAGCACCTACATTAACACCACCTACAGTAAAACCAGTTACAGCTTGACTTGCATTCATCATCCAACCAGCAAAAGTCCCACTAGCTGCAGTTCCTCCGGTAAAGGCTCCTATGGCTGCTCCTCCCGTGACTACGACTGCAGCAGCAATAGCTAAAGCTTTAAGAATTTTACTAGAGCTAATTTTCTTAACTACTTTTTTAACTCCTTTTACTACTTTCTTAACTACTTTTTTTACAGCACCTGTAACTTTTTTAAATGCTTTTTTTAATTTTTTAAATAATCCCATAATAAATTCCTAATTAACCTCCGAACAAGTCTCCAGTTATTGCACCTATTAATGCTTCAATACTTGAAACACTTCCACCATACTTAGAAGGGTCTGAAGCTAATGCAGTATTTACAAGCTGTGCAATTCTGTTCTTTTCATTTTCACTATTTCTAAAATCATAATCTGCTTGGTCTCTTAACTCTTGCCATAAGAATGATTGAGCTGTTTGAGACATAGCAAATGCATTCTGTGCATTTTGTGCATTAATCTGATTTTGCATTGCAGTGTTTGCAGTATTCATATTTCTACGCCATTGAGTATTAGATTGCTCTACTACTGCTTGGTTCTGTGCATTCCACTGATTTCTTGCAAAATCTTGATTAGCGTTAAACTGGTCTATTTGTGCTGAAAGTTGAGTATTAAACTTTTCAACATCAGCAGCTCTATTAGCATCTCTAGCTGCAGCAGCATTAGTTTGTGAATCATTAAACTGTGCCATTGCATTAGTTTGAGCTACATTAGATTGTTCTATCTGTGCAGCTAAACTAGCCATGAACTGATTAGTTTGATTTTCACTAGCAGCATTAAATTGTTTAGCAGCATTAGTTGCAGCTTGGTCAGATAATAATCTTTGTTGTTCTTGTTGAGCTTTCATCATATTAGCTTGTTGTTCATTATTCATATTAGCCATATCCATGGCTAAAAAGTTTTGTGCATTTTGTACAGCTAATCTTTCTCTTGTAGATAAGTTTGCTAAATCCATTGAAGCCATAGCTGTAGCATTTTGCATAATTGCTTGTTGTTCAGCATTCATATCAGTAAGAGCTA